TTGCTATGGGTTTCACTGAGTAAAAATACTTGATTACATCATCAAGTTCTTCTCTAAAAGAATCTCTAATTGGTGTCATGATATTAACATCATCTACAGGAATAGAGATTCTATCTAACTCAATTAGAATAGGTGGCAACATCGGTTCCACTTCAATCATCTGTCTGCCGTTAGACATGTCTGTTTCGATATGGATGTGAAGAGGTCTGCCGATATGGTGGTGGGTGTGAGGATCAGTCTTGTCGAGAAGATATCCAACGATATCATCCCCGTTGTGTAGTTTGATAAAGACAAGTTCTAGTGGGTTCATTTGCCTAGTCCTATGTTATGAGTTTTGAAGTTGAACTTTTCCTCATTGTAAATCTTGATCCGTTCTTCGTAGTGTTTCAACGTGAAATTGATGTATGATTTATAGCGTAGGTCGTCAGCAATGTCGAACAGGGTCGCAGAAGTCTTGTTATCACCTAGTCTCAGGATCCTTCCGAGAGACTGTAGAACTCGTATCTTTGACTTGCTAGGAGAAGCAAGAATCGCAGTGTGTAGATTGCGAATATTGGTGCCTGTAGAAAATGTCCCGTAAGAGGCGACGATGATGGCATCTGTTTGGCATTCAGTAATGTGTCGAACTTTCTCCCTGTCTAGTGCTTCGGTATCTCCACACACGAAGAACACCTTGCGATTCGGAAATTTGGTCTTGATCAGATCATACAGCACTTTACCATGCTTATCCACATAGGTATATAGGACGAGTGTATTACCCTTGCGGACACCTGCGAGATTCGCAATGAAGTTGTTCCGCCGAGGATTGCTGATCAGGAAATCCATTTCCGATACGTAGTCGAACCCCTTGACTGCCTTGCATACCTCTTCTGGATACTTGAGTACAACGCACTCAATACTCAAGGTAGCTAGTTGCTTTCCCATCAGATCCTTGGAATTAGCGACTCTCTTCACCGGTCCAAAGAGTCCTTCCAACACCAGCCTATGAACTTTACTGTCATCCAGTGTGCCGGTAGTTCCTATACGGTAGTCGCAGTTGACTAGTCCGGTCATGATCTTCTTGAGTGAGTCGGCTTTGAACTGGTGAGCCTCGTCACCGATTACGAAGTCGAATGCCTTGAAGAAAGGTTTTGGCATGTCATAGATCGACTGCCATGTAGAGATTGTTAGCTTAGCATCCTTGAACTTGTCCTTGCCGTAGTAGACCATGTTGCAGTTTTCGGCTACGTTCCAGCCGTAAGATGCGAAGTCACTGTTCATCTGCTCGACTAGAGAAGTTGTAGGAACGATCAACAGCCCACGCTTCCTACCGTTAGATAAGAGCCAACGCACGATCATGTAGATCATCAGCGATTTGCCAGAGGCGGTTGGCGAAACAATCACCGACCGCTTGTTGTTTAGTGCGTGGAGGAAACCTGCGTACTGGTATTCGAAAGGCTTGAGAGGTATTCCATACTCTTGAATGTGTTCCGTCTTTGCGATCAGCGGAATCCCTTTGAATACCATGTGGGAGAAAGTGTAGTCGTTCTCCTTACAAAACAATCCAACGTAAGGAATCAACCCTACGTAAATCTTGTGTGTCTTAGTCGAGAATAGACGAATCTTCCCGTCCCAATACTTGCTCTTGTATTGAGGCGAGAAGTGTGCGTTAGGAACAGCGAAGGTAAAGAAGTCTGATAGTTCTTGTGCTATCGAATCTTCACATACTACACGCGCCCATACGTTGTCAATTTGCTCGACATAAACATCTGTCATTCATCTTCCCATGAAATCCCAAAGAAGAACTTCATACAGGTGCGGTGAAACCACCTTGGCTTATGTTCCAGTTTCAACAACCAACTGTACAGTCCTTTACCTAGACGGTAGCCACCCACCATCTTTGGTACGACAATTTGAAAAGTAGCTTGTGTCAGTTTATCCGCCACGGCTGAATCTCTCCCATGCCATCCATTCCTTCATCTGCCATGTGCGGTTGTTGAGTTCCTTCATGACGTTGACGCAGAAGGATACACACTCTTCATGGAGTGTGATCTTCGCACCGACCTTCTGGATTTCAATATCGCCGTCCATGAACACCGACATATCCGACTTGAGGAGGAACGCGAAAGGTTCCCAACCCAATTCGGCTAGTTCTTGCTGTGTTAGCTTACCGCTGTAGTACATCCACTTCTGCTTACGCAGTTTGTACAGTTCCGCTTCCTGCCGTGCCTTAGCTAGCTTGTGTAGGGAGAGGTACTTATTGTACTTAGAATGCATCAAGGGGATACGGATCATTTCTTTACCCGCATCAGTGGTGTCTACCTTGGCATCATTTTCCCATTCCGTGATCAGTCGTTCAAGGGTGGGTGCTTCGAAATTACTCATAACAAAATCCTCATCAAAACCGTATCATTATCATATCATATTTCAATAAGAAAATCAAACTCTTTCGATGTTATAGTAGGAAAACTTGAAGCTCGCATCGCAGGTGAGGATGTTCTCGGCAGAGTCCATTGCGTTAAATTGAATTCCACCTAGAGTCGTAGGGAACAGGTCTTTGAAATTGACCCGAATCTGTGGGTTGTTCTTGTTGGTGAAAATCGTCACCGAAGCGTCTGTGTACTGTGGCGGCGTTCTAGAGCCGACCCGAATCTGTGACGCGGCTGAGAGTTTGCCGAGATTGGCATATTCCTCAAACTCACGCGGGAAGGTCATAGCACGGATCCAGTCGTGCATCTGTTCCCAATCCGAGAGGTCTTCATTGATGAGGAACGTTAAGTTCAATGAGTCATATATCAGCTTTTCACCCGGCATATACAGGTCTATGAATGGAGTAGGTCTGATTACTTCGGTCAGGGAAAGACCGGGTAGGTTCACCGTCTGGCAAAAGTAGGTGGCACCCGGCAACCGCGCCATGTTGAATTTGAACTTGGTGCTTTGCAGATAGTCGCGATTAGAAGGATTGCGTGTGGTTGCGCCCATAGTGTTCTCCGAGAGGCTATGCTCTATTTAGACACAACAAAAAGGGGAGGGTGCTGGCACCCTCCCCTGAGTCACTCGGTCGTTAGACCTATTTGTTTTTGTTAGCTATTAGCCGATCAGGTTGATGACCGAGAACTTACGGTAGTAAGTATTCGTGTGGTCAGTCAACGTGCCGGAAACAACTGTTTCTGCACCCTGCTGCGAGTTGCCGAATGGGTTCTGTACCAGACCATAACGAGTCTTGAAGCCGATCTTAGGCTGGAAGGTGTCAGGGTCGATAGCACGGACCATCTGCAATGGAACGTATGGGCAGTAGAACACGCCTGCGTCGTAAGGGGTTGGACCCTTGTAGCCGACGATGACGAAATCCGATCCGGTGATCGAATATGGGTCAACGTAGACCTTGAGGCGACCGAACAACGTACCTGCGAAGGTGTTGCCAGTGTCGTCAACGGCGAGGTTGGTGTTGTTGGTGAGCGCACTCTGGTAGTCGAGCAAGCCGGTCATCGACAGAGCCGATGCAACGTCAGTGCTGACGATCAGAACGTTACCCTTGCCACGGCGCGTGTCCTTGGCGATCTTGTTGCAAGCCTTTTCGACTGCGAACAAAAGACCCTTGAACTTTTCAACTGCCCAACGACCGGACGTATCCGAAGCTGATGCGAGGTTGAACGTGTTCGTGGAAACGCCAGTGTAACCGATGTTAGCAACAGCGTATAGGGTACGAACGACTTCACGGTTGATTTCCGAGAGGATTTCAGTCGAGAGGATGTTCGAAAGCTCGGCTTCTGCGTCAAGACCGTGAATTGCCTTCAAGTCCTGTGCGAGTTCAAGCGTGTACTGAGCCTTGAGCGCACGGCTCTTAGCGACAACAGATACGCGCTCAATGGTGAAGCCCATTTCTGCCATAGTCGATCCGAGAGCTTCGGCAGTTGCCGTAGTCATACCCGTACCGGTGTTAGCAAGAACGGTGTTAGCCTGTCCACCTGCCGACAGCAAGTTTCCAAGACCACCCGATGCGCCGACGCCCAACATTGTTGTTGTATGTGCGCCAGTACCGGACCATGCGGTGTTGGATTCGTTGTAGAATGCTTCTGGTGTCGATGCCGTGTTGAGGACAGCGTTGCCAGTGTTAGCATACTTAGTCTGCATGGCGAAGATAAGACCGGTAGGACCAGTCATAGGCTGGACGCCGCACACATCATACGCCATCAGGTTAGGGAGCGCACGGCGCACCAAACCGATGAGGATAGGGTCGAAACCCTTGATGTTGCCTGCGCCATTGACGCCGCCCATACCACCGCCGACGCTGTTAGGAACAGCTTCGAACATGTTGCCATAGGCATTTGCTTCTTCCATCATCGCCTTTTCTTGGTTCTCAAGGATGACTGCGGTGACTGCCTTACGATACGGATCCTTGATAGGTGCCATATCGGAGTGGTCTAGGACAGGTGCCCACTTCGTTACGAAAGTTTCTGATAGATACATTTGATTTTCTCCGTTAGAGGTTGAGTTGAAGTCGCGCTTTACTTGGCTGCGATCTTCGTAATTGCGTTCACATAACGATCCATATTACCACTTACCGGTGCTTCCTGTGTTTCGACAATCGAAACCGGAGCCTCATTCACTTTCTTGCCTGATGGGAAGTAGTTCTCGCGAATCACTGCGAGCTTTTGCGAATACTCACCCTCTGTGGTGAACTCGACGCCCTCTGCGAGCGACTTGATTTTTGCGACCTGAATCTCAGTAAGTCCTTCGCAAATCTTGCGTAGCACTTCCTGTGCCGTGGACTCATTGAGCTTCTTAGTCAATTCTGCGTTTGCCTTGACCTGCTCTTCAAGTGCTGCATCTGCTGCGGCAACCTTAGTAGCCAGTTCATCGACAAGTGAAACCTTGTCTTCTGGAATTTCGATGTAGTGTTCAAGGAAGAGGTTCTTCAAACCAGCCATGAAGTCTTCGGCAATTTCTGCACGTAGACCAGTTTCAACGGCTAGTTCGTTGTCTTCCAACCACTGCTCGACTACGTAGTTGAGATACTCATCAACCTGCTCGGTCAATGATGCCTCGACTTCGGCAATCGTTCCTTCCAGAATGGTTTCATTTTCTGCGGCAATCTTCTCCGCGATTGTCTCGACGCGAGCGCGAACCGCTGCTTCGAAAATCGTGGTTGCCTTTGTCTTGAATTCTTCGGATAGCGACTCACCTGAGAACAGGGCGTCGATATCTTCCTTGCAAGAACCCATGTTGTCAGTGACCATCTTCTTCATGGCAACCTTACGGGCTTCTGCAATCTCTTCTTCTGTGAGCGTAGGCTCTTCGACGGCTTCGACGGACTCATCCTTCTTGGACTTCTTTTCGTCGTCCTCGTCCTCATCGTCTTCATCTTCGTCGTCATCGTCATCGTCATCGTCGTCTTCATCTTCGTCGTCTTCGTCGTCCTTCTTTTCATCAAGGGTTTCGACTTCGGCAGCGAGGGCTTCTAGCTCTTCCTCAGAGAGAGAATCGAGATACTCGTCCATCTCTTCTTCGGTGAGTTCTAGATCCTCGCTTTCCTCAGTCTCTTCGTTAGCACGGGTGCCTTGATCAGCAATCGTAGTACCGGGGCGAGGAGTGACGGTGCCAACATCGTTGACCTGTTTCTTCTTCTTCGTAGGCTCGACGGCAGGAAGCTTAGGAGCATCCCCTTCACCGGGCTTAGGAGCCTCTTTTGCCTGTGCGGAGGCGACTGCACCATGCGCCGTAGGTGGGGTCGTTGGGGTCTGACCACCAAGGTCAGTTACTTGTGCGCCGCCAACTGGCATAGCATCCTTCTTGGCTGCGCCAAGGGAAGCAGATAGGATTTCAGCGGCAGATTCGGATAGAGACTTGCTCATGTGTAAACTCCTTAACAGGTGAATTTATTTAGTGTTTTCAAACTTTAGACATGAAGTTTTCGAAGATTTTTAGTGAAATCTCTTCGATCTGCTTCGACCTTGCCTTCTGCATTTCAGTGTAGTATCCGACAACATCGACCTCGCGGACGATTCCGTTGTCCCATACCCACTCCTTGCCTTCCATAATGCCCTGAACAAAGGCACCGGGAGCCGAAGGGTCAGCCACGATATCTGCTGCTGTAGCTAGATAATAGTCATCTTGAACCATGTTCACTCCATTGACTTCCTTGAGGGAACCCATTCCGCGTGAGGAAACGCCCAAAGTGGCACCGCCGTCGAGTAGAGACTTGGCAATTTTGCCCATTGGAGTCTCTAGGATCTTGGCTTTACCAATGAAGGATGCTCCCTCTTGCTTGAGGTTTACGATCAGGTGTGAAACACGGTCCAGATTGATTGATGGGCTATCTGGATGCCCAAGCTCCCCGAACGCACGGTTCTTGGAGATATATTCTTCGTTGTATCGCTTCGCTTCGCGTTCTAGGATGTGACTAGAATACATGCGACCGTTGCGATTCTTCTGTTCGCCCACTAGGAACGGACCAGTGATGTATAGGCTCTTGACACCGTTCTTTTCTTCGGTGATTACCCTTACATCCTGAATGTCTTCTCGTATGAGTTTCATCTTTATACCCCTAGTGACCTTCTCTTTCTCAGTGATCTTTTGCGCTTCATCATCGAACGAGCCAGCTTTGCCTTACGCTTAGTCTTGCCTTTCCGTGCGCCTCTTCTCCGCTTCATGCGTTCAGCCGAGGACATACGAACCAACTTCCCACCACGAATCGTGTAGCCGGGACGGGTAGAAACCTTGCGCTTGCGCTGGATCTTACCACCACGAACCCTTGCTTTCACGATCCTGAAATTGGCTTCCGAAAGCGCAATGCTTACAGCCACTTTCAGGGCTTCCAGCTTGCCTTCGGCAACCTCATTCAACATTTCCAATAGATCAGACATTTCCATGCCTACCTTGGAGCGGACCACTTGTTTCGTTGCCACCGCCATAAGGAACAGTGAATGTCAAATTGTATTTATCATTTACGTAAAGTGCAACACGCTTGCCATCAGGGAATATGCGGATTCCCCGGCGACGTAGAACGAGCATAGGTGCGGGGATGGTTTCGCTGTTCATCCCTGCATTCTCATTCAACTTAGAGCGTAGTTGCTTGAAGTCCATTATTTGAATCTCTTTACGCGCTGCAATGCCTGATTATACTGCATAGGATCTGCATCCAATGCGCCACCGACAGGCATTCCAGACTGTGTGAGTGCCTGCATCGCCTGTGCCTTGTTAGGAGCTAGCTTGCGAAGCAACATGTAACCGGGAACCTTTGGATTCTTCGCTACCAATCTTGAGTGGTCCGCGTATGCGCGTGACGCCACAGCCGGATTCACATCCTTGATTCCGAGGGCTGCAATTCCACGACGAATGTTGATGATTACGTTACGTGCCGATGGTTGAGCAGCTTTTTCTGCTGCCTGCGCTGCTTCATCAACTGATTCAGTTACACCAGCCGCCGACATGAACTTCGCGCGGTCGAACCGTGGATTCTGCTGCTTGAAAATGCCTGCGTGATGCTGTGCGAGTTCCTTACGCTTGTCAGGATGTTCGACATTCTTGATCAGGTCTGCGACTTGCTGGAAGTGCTTGCGAGTGGGACCACCTTCTACGATAGCTTCCTCGGTTGACATATCATGTTGAGCGTATCTTGCAAATTTCGATTTCTTTCCTTTTTGCGCCGCTCTTACCAGAGCCTTAGTTTTCTCCATTCCTTTTTCGAGAAACTTATCTGAACGTTCACGCTCAAATGCTGCGGCATTTGGTAGGTCTGCAAGACTAGCCAATTGTTCCCGCTTCTTTGATTTCTCGGAAGCCCTATACAGAATATCAGGAGTCAACTCATTGATGGTTTCTTCCTTCATAGCATCTAAATGTTTCTGTTGAATAATTTTTTGTTTATCATAGAACCAACCAAGAGCCTTCTTTGCTTTTCTCTGGTGTGCTATTTTCCATCGTACTGCGGCAGTTCCATCATCACGAACTTCATGTTCATGTGGAACTCCCGCATCTTTCAAAGACCTTACGACCTTTTTAGCACCAGAAGCTTTTGGAAATAGAATACCACCTTCTTCAAGAGTCTCTTCTTCTTGAACTTCAAAGATACCGGATGCGAGTTCGACCTTGCGAACTTCTAGAGCATCTGTCACCCTATCTTGAATCAGGGTTTCAAAAGCACTCTGAGCCATTTCTTTGTTGTCAGCCGCGATTGCGTTTAGGAATTCGTTTGGAGTCATTTTCATGGTCCCTGTTTTGGTGGTGGTGGAGCGCCGCCCGGTGCTGGTGGTGCGCCACTGGTATTTATGTTTGTAGAGGTTCCCATCGCAATTTGCTGTTTAGCAGCTTCGATCTGAGCAATACGCATCATCTCTTCCTGCTCTTCTATCATCTCTTCATCCATCTGTTCGATTTCTTCCTCGGTCAGATGTAGCACGTTCTTACGCACGTAGCTCATTGAGTAGTAGACACCGATGAATGGAACCATGGTGTTGAGCAACATGATTCTGTTGCCCATCAACTCTGCTTCCTTCAATTCGGTGAAGTTGTTGTCCTCAAGGAAGTCATAGTAGACTACTTCCTTGATCTGCTCCCACTCTTCATACGATGCGATACCCTTGAGGGCTAACTGCCGCTTCATGAGTTCATCGAAAAGAGTGCTGAATTTAGCGCGAATTCGCTCAACGAACTTGTTGAAGCGCAACTCGTCGCGAGTGATTTCACCAGTGCGTCCGAGTGTGAATCCCTGCTGTGGTTCCAAGCGTCCGAGTGGGACGTTCATGGACTTGTAGAGTTTCTGCTCGAAATACTTTACATCCGTGAGTTCACCAAGATTCTGACCCGCAGGTAGAGTAGTGATTTCTGTAGACTTGCCTTCACCGCGTCTTGGGATCCAGAAGTCTTCGATCATGGAGGTGAACCGACGATCATCCTTGACTTCACCAGTGTTGGCATCATAGACGATCTTGTTGCGGAACTTCGTCATGATATCATGCATGTACTGGTCTGCCTTCAACTTCGGAAGGTTGCCTACGTCGATGTAGAATACTCGACGTTCAGGTGCGCGTGACAGACGGTAGATAACTACCGCGTCTTCGATCATACGCAACTGATTCAAAGGCTTGATAGCCTTGTGTAGATAGCTGAGAACCATATTACGGCTCACATCCATCAGACCAGAATTGATGTTGACGACGGCATCTTCGGCAATCTTGACCGATGCATCCACAGGGGATGACATGACCATGTTGCCAGCCGTCAGTGCCTTATCGTTGAATACGTAGAAATCTGAAGTACCCTTGACGAATTCGATACCAGTACGGGCATCCTTCTCCTTCACAACAGTACGAACCTTGCGGATCTTACGTGGGTCTAGGTACACAAGTCCCTGAATTCCGAGTCTTGGATTAGTCTCGTCAATCTGTACCTGATAGTATAGACGACCATCGACATACCAACGGCGGAAGATATCGTGACCGGAATTATCCCAATCCAACATGCGCAGGAGTTGTTTGAACTCGTCGCGCAACATGGTCTTGATGTTTTCGTTTTGCTGTAGTTCGTCTAGGACGATTTCGACAGAGGATCCCTTGTCATCGTGGACGATTGCTTCGTTGACAATTTCATCGACTGCTTGCTCAACTTCTGGTTGCATTGCCATAGTACGATAGCGAGAGATTAGCTCGTTTTCGTTCTTGAATGCTGATTCTAGGTTGAGATATGTGCCATAGTACCCGCCGAGGGAACTGGCATTGATTGTAAGCGCACCATCGTCCGTTTGTGGCGGCGCAATAGCGGCTTGCTGCGGTTGTGGCTTTTCTTCCTTCGCAGCTTTTGTAATCTCCCAACCGAATAGTTGTAAAGCCATATATTACTCCATGTTATAGAAGGGGTGGAGGATTTACTCTCCACCCCATGTTCAATCAAGCCGATGGATTAGCTGATTGGGTATCTTCAGTTGTCCAATACTGGTACGAAAGCGTTACGGTGAACTCTTCGACTGTATCATTCGAACCCCAATCTAGGTCGATCTGACCCAAATCGTTAGGGAACATGCCTACGAACTTGTACTTCTTGATTGGCTTTCCACCAAGCTTTGCGTACTGATACACTTCTGCATCAACCGCATAGGAAGTACCCGGTGCTTTAGGCGAGGTTGTGATTGCGCCGGGGCTGCGAAGGTTGGTGGCGTTACCATTGATTCCACGATGCCACTGCTCGAAAGCGTTGCGGATTGTGAAGTCTTCTTCGTTGATGATGGTAATGCTCCAATCTTGGAAGGTACGGTTTCCGGCAACCTTGACTTCACGACCGAAGTAAGGGACGGTTACTGCACCAATCGTGCTACCCGGCAGGAATGCCGTCTTGCAGAAGAAGCGAGCCTGTGAGGATGCCTTCGATCCCAAGGATACGAACTGAGGGAATGCGAGAACAACCTCAAAGAGATTGGGACGCGCACCATCATTTGCCATCGCTGTTCTGAATTGGTCTACGTTAAATGCCATGTGTAATTACTCCTTGAGCCTGTGCTTATTTATCAGAACTTGCCGACGACTTCTTCGAAGGCGACACCCGTTCTAACCGCAACGAAGTTCAACTGGATGAAGTTGATGCTTCTTGCTGGCTTGACGTAGATATCACCGACGAATTCATTGCG